GCCAATGCAATTTCACCACCTGGATAAGTAGCACCACCTTCTAAGGTAAGTGTTCCACTTGAAGATCCAGTACCAACTCTACTAGCACTAGTTACCATTAAAACTTGACTTCCAGCAGCATCCAATCGTATTGAGTTATCGCCATGATTATATTCAAATCTACCAACATTAGCGTCACCGTCATCACCAAAAGTAAGATTTCCTGAACTACTATTTCCAGAAAGAATACTAATTCCAGAGTTTCCACTACCTTCAACAACTAATTCATCAGCACCACCATCAACACTAGCACCACTATCAGCACTTCTAATATGTAAACCAACACCTAAATCAGGTGCAGTATTGATACCCACTCTATTATTACCACCATCAACAAATAACATATGTGTATTACCATTACTCTCAACTCTAAAATCTACATCTGCTGAACTTTCATTAAATACCACTGCTGCATCTGGATCAAATCCAGCGTAAGTTTTTAATCTTGCGGCTGTTGTTTTTCTAATAGTCCCACTTGCCCCATCGTCCATTAAAAAAAGATCTGAGTCTACTATGGCAGCCCCTATATCTGTAGCCCCTGTAAATACTGCTGTTGATAATTTCGCTGTCGTTACTTGTCCATCAGCAATATGGGCTGTGTCTATTGAACCGTCTGTATAATGTTCACTATTAATTGCATTGTCTACTATTTTAGCACCTGTCACGGTATCGTCGCTCGGAGTACCCAGGTCGAGAGTATTACCAAGTAAATAAATGAAGTCAATAGAGTCACCTGTCGCCAAGTTGCTTGAAAATGTAATCGTAGACGAAGATATTGTATAGGATGATCCTGGATTCTGTATGACACCATTTAGTGACACAATCATGTGATTCACAGATTCTGGAATTACATTTACAGAACTCACTTGCATAGTATATGCAGCTTGTCCATTGACAACGCTTATCGCGTCACAAACTTGGTAGTTTCCTATCTGGGGTTCTCGTCCAATATATGCCATATGTTATTATCCTTTAGGGTATTTATCTTTTGTTATTTTAATTAATTTTTTCCATTCATCTATGCCTTCATGATAAATTTTATCTAGCTGATCTACAATAGATGGGTATTCGGATGCTCTTTTTTCTATATATGCCATTTCTGAAATTTTAGAATTTATTTCAGATATACTTGGTTGGGGTATTGTGTCATCAACCCAATCTATAATTTCTGAATTATTTTCATCTATGCCTTTTGTTGAAAATTTAGCATTAGGTTGTAACGCTAAAATTGCTCTATTAAATTTTATAATATGTTTCATTATCCAATCTCCAAAAATACTGCTCTATGATTATAAAGATAAACTGTTGTTCCAGCATCTTGATTTGATACAGCTGTAAGTTTTATAACAACATTGTTTGAACTATCTCTTTGACAATTACTAATTGTAGATGTAACATAACCATACATTTCATGGAGAGATGATTGCATATTTATATGCCCAAATTCTGCATAAGTGTCTAGTTCTTTAATTGAATTTCCAGATGAATTAGTTGAGTAAAATCTAAATAATGTTCTTGCATCATCATCACTACCATCATTTTTTACCCCTATATGGGCTTCTATAATAGCCACTACTTGTGATGAAGTAGATGCTGGAGTAAAACTTAAACCACTTCCAAAAACTGTTTCTCCTTGATTTGATTGAGAGTAATTTGTTGTATCTTGTACATGAGCTACTGCAACTGTGCTACCACCAGCATATGTTTTTAATCTTGAAGCTGTTGTTTTTCTGATAGTGCCACCTGCTCCATCGTCCATTAAAAATAAATCTGCGTCTGCAATTGCTGCTCCAATATCTGTAGCACCTGTAAATACTGCTGTTGCTAATTTGGCTGTCGTTACTTGTCCGTCTGCTATATGGTCTGTGTCTATTGATCCGTCAGTGTAATGTTCAGAGTTTACTGCGTTGTCTGCTAGTTGCGCGCCAGTTACTGCGTCTGCACCTAATGCAGTTGTGTCTACTTCGTTTGCTGTTAAGTGTTCTGTGCCAACTACATCATCTGCAATCTTTGCATCTGTGACTGCGTCTGCAGCAATTTTAGCTGTGCTAACAATTCCGTCTGCTAAATCAGAAGCGGTTAGTGCAGCGTTGGTAGGAGTACGTCCAATATAAGCCATCTTACGTTATCTCCATAAGGCTCAATGTACCTGAAAGTTTATCAGCTACTGAGCAATCAACTCTTATTACGTCTCCAGCTTCTAGAACAACTTTACCCCCAGACAAAAGTTCCAAACTCGAACCCGCGGGAATTGTAACATCCTTTACTAAGAAAGATGTACCGTTAGCTACGTTATTAGCACCATTTCTATTTGATGTTGTACTAACTAATTCTACTTCTGCAGTTACAGCACTTGAGTGAATATTTGTAAGTATTAAACCAAGAACAACTCCGGTAGTCGATCCTGCTATCGTATACATAACGTACGGGGTGCCTGCCGATGCGGGTTCTGCTGCGAAAGTTGCTACTTTAAATGTGTTTGCCATTTTTTATCTCCTGTTTTCCTTTTATATATTATCCTAAAGCAATTGCAAGAGCCGTTGGATCTGCTAAATCTGCGTTAGTATAAGTTTTTAATCTTGCAGCTGTAGTTTTTCTATTAGTTCCACCAGCTCCATCATCTATTATAAATAAATCTGCATCTACTATATCAGCTCCAATATCTGTAGCGCCATCAATATCTAAATTAGCAATACTAAAAGCACCTGAAGTTGAACCAACATAAGATTTAATATCAGTCATTGCAACTTGGACCATTGTACCATTATCATTTAATATAACTCTATCTGCATCTACAATTGTTGTAGATGTAGCTGACGTTCCTCCATCTAATATATTCAATTCTGCTGCTGTAGAGGTTACATTTGTTCCACCAATATCAAGAGTAGTTACAGATATTTCTCCTGCAACTGTAGCAATACCATCAGCTAATGTAATTAAATCTGTATCACTAGTGTGACCTATTGTAGTACCGTTAATAATTACGTTATCAACTGTTAAAGTTGTTAATGTTCCTAATGAAGTAATATTTGACTGTGCGGCGCCTGTAACTGTAGCTGCTGTTCCTGATACATTTCCTGTTACATTACCTGTTAAAGGTCCTGCAAAAGCATCTGCAGTCACTGTACCATCAAAAAACCCATCTTTAAATTCTAAACTTGATGTACCTAAATCTATTTCATTATCTGTTACGGGAGATAAAGCACCATCACCAATTGTTAATCTACCAGAACCACCGGTTGCTATTGTAATAACATCTGATCCTGAAAAAGTTATTGATGTATTTGTATCACCATCACCTGCAATTGAATCTAATTGAATACTACCTACATTTGTAATAGCAGCATCACTCATATCAAAAGTTCCTGTTACATCTAAATTACCATCTACTGTTAAATTTCCTGCTGCGGTTACGTTTGCTCCACTAAAAGTTAATGCAGTAGTTGTTCCAGATTTAATTATTAAATTTCCTGATGTGTTTGTAGCACTACCAAATGTTGTGCCACCATCTTTAAAAAATACATCTCCACCATCAGCATCTAAAATAATATCTGTTGTTGCATCTAAAGTTAAATCTGCAGAACTAGTTAAAGTTTCTGAAGAAGATGAAGAAATTTCATTTATGTTTGTACCGTCAGAATAAACAAATTTAGTGCCCTTATCTGTTGTTGAAAAAGTAACTCCTGTTCCGGATACGGTTTTAAATTGAACGGTGTAAGCTCCTGACGTACCATTAGTTACAACCCAAACTTTCTCTATTGAATCGGGAACTGTTACGATAGAGTTTCCTGATATTGTTCCTGTTAATTTTATAACAGCATTTTGTGCAACAGATGTTGCAGCACCGTCTGTAATTGTTAATGCTGTAGTTCCGCCACTAGTTACAGCTTGTGTTACATAACCAGCAACTGCTGTGTTAACAATACTTAAATTAGTGTTAGTTTTTGTTCCCCAAGTACCGGCGTTTTCGCCAGTTGCCATTAGTTCTATACCGAGATCTGTGTATGTTGATGCCATAATTTAATTCCTATTGTGGTGGTGACTGAATTGGTATTCTTACAGTACCATCCGTATAATCATCCCTTCTTCGTCTTCCAATTTGTTCTGCAGCAAACAACTGAATCTCAGCTTTATACTTTGATTCGTATAACTGTAGCATATCCATTGGTCCTTTTAAAAAACCAAAAGCTTCTGCTAAACAACAATATAACAGACCATTTGGAAAATTCAAACTTATATAACTAGTTTCATTACTACTTGCTTCTAATTTATCTGGAATACGATTGTAATGAATTTGATATTCATATGTTGAATCTGGTACAGGAGCTAATAAAATAGCACCTGAAGTAGAACTAGTATTACCTGTTGCTCCACCTTTCATTGCATAATATTTAGGTTTTCCTGTAGAAGTATTAGCTGATACATATTCTTCTAAATAAGATAAATCTTTTTTTTCTAACCAAACGTTTGATCCTGTAGTAACTGATGTTGAATCATAAACCTGTACACCTCTAACAACTAATGCTCCTGCTGGAACATTTACAAAATCTTGGTTAGTAACTAAATTACCTGTTGTTGATGTTCTATATGCATCAAGAGGTACATCTCTAAAAATTCTATATTCTGCGTTAAGCACAATATTTTCTATAATTGAATCTGATAACACGGTGCTAGAAACTTCTGTGTAGTTTCTAATTTGTGTTCTTAAATCTGAATAACTAATTCCTGACATTATGCGCTAAGAGTTGCTGGACCTGCCGAGCAATTCTCTCCTCCTCCTGATGTACTACCACTTGTAGCAGTATCTGTGTCTACAGTAAAGTGATAGAAGTCTGTTGTGTTAGTGATATTTCCACTTGAATCTCTTTTACCAACGGTAATAGAATATCCTGCAGCTTTTGCAACGTTTGATCCTGTTATACCATCGAATGATGCAGGGTTTGCAAATGTGCCTGCAGTAGAGGGTGATCCTCTAAATCTTACAGTATCACTTGTTGATCTACCATGCGATGGTTCTGATACATTTATAATACCTGATGAAGCTGCAATAGTTTCAAAAGGATTTGGTTTTAATATTACTGCAACAGAATTTTCTGTTCTATCCGGTCTTGCATTCATTAAACCTTCTTGATCTGCAGCATGTGTGCCTAATTCTAATTGTGGATGTTTAGGTTCAAATTCTGATTTGTGCACAAGTGAACCATTCCATTCTCTAACCATTTCGTTATATGGAAATTCAAAACCTGACCTATCTGATATTGCTTTTGCGTATTTTCCTATTGCCATTATATATTCGGGTAGTAGTTTTTAGGAGTTATGTATGTACTAGCAGCAGAACCATCTTCAGATAGTGCTCTTGCTAATTCATCTTCGTATAATAACTTCATTGTTTGTGTTAACTGCGGATTTACTTTTTGACTTAAATAAAAAGCAAGTCCTGAAACCATACAAGGTACGAATCTGTATGGAAGATCTGTTGCATCTGTATATGTAGAATCTACATCTTGTATTCTTTTTAAATAATAAAAATGTATATCTTTAGATGCATTAGAAGAATCTGCTGTTGGGTAAACTGTTATTGTAGTTTTGTCCACGAATCTTTGAACAAAAAATTGTGCTGGTGTTCCTTTAGATAACTTACTTGATAATGCAGAATAAGTTGCTCTAGAAATTTTTGTTAAAGAAGAATCTGTTTGTGTTGTTTGGGTTCTATTAGATCTTAAAGTTGCTTCAAGAACATCTGCAACACCATAAATACCAGCTGGATTTGTTACAGAACTTGTTCCATCACCACTTGCTCTGTAAAAAGTATATTCAGCTTGTCCTTCAATTATATCTATATTAGCTTCACCTACTTCCCAATAGTGAATACCTCTATTACCCCATTCTTGAAATAAAATATTAAGAGATCGTCTTGCTGTTTTTAATTGATAACCTGAACTAACTTGTATGCCAAGTCTTTCGTATGCTTCTTCAATAATTTCATCAACAGCGAATGTTTTGTCGAACGTTACTGTTCCGGAAGTAGTATTAGCCATCTGCTACCTTCCTAATATAATTTTTTAAATTCTGCTATTACCGTATACATGTTACCAGCATCTGCTGTGCTAGGAACTACAAGATTAACATCACTTTGATTACTATTAGAAGATTTGTCAGTTTTTAATCCACCAAATTCTCTAAAATCCCAATAACCTGATCCTGTTAAACCTATAACTGGTATGTCACCGTCGCTGTCTTCTTCATCCATACGAACGTAAGAATCTCCACCGTCTCCACCTTGTGATGAATACCAAACTCTTTGTAAAACTAAGTGTAAGCAAGAAGCACCATCTGCATTGTTCGCCATTGCTGATACATCTCCAAATACTGTTGTTCCACCTGATCCGTCTGATTGGTTTACATATTTAATAACCACTCTAACATCATTTTCTTGCATGATAGTTGGTCCTGTTACTGTGTCTGCCATAATCCCTCCTTAATTAAGATTACTAGATGGGGCCGAAGCCCCATCATAAATTATACTATATTAATGAATACTCAACTGTAATAGCATATCTTCCAGCTTGGAAAGAATTATTATTAATAGTTGTAGTAGTACAAAGATATAAACTTTTAGTTGCAACAGGTAAAGTTATGTTCGGTGTGAACACGTGAATTGCACCTGCACTGTTATTTAAATTAATATCAATTTCAGTAACACTTGGCGCTGCTGAAATAAATGTATCAATTGCTGTTGCACCTGCACCAACTATTTCTGTTCCTGATGTAACAGCTGAGTTAGTTGCAGTTCCTGATGTTGCAGAAGCTTGGATGTTTCCAACATGAGTACCACCTGATGCTACTTGTACTTTAACCAAAACTTTTTCAATTAAGAAATGTGTTGGTGCTGTGCTGTTAGCAAAAGTAGTTGGTAATGTTGCATCTAAATCTCCAATTTCTACTAATATATCATTATCTGCATACTGAGTACTACCACCATTTGTAGCTGCAAGTGACGCTCCGAACATTGCAATTTTTTTAGTTCCTAAAGCGTTTGATGTAGAGTTAGCAATAAAATTACCTGTCATAGTGGAAGTTCCACCAACAGAAAGATTACCGCTAGAGTCTATTGTTGTATTGTCTGTAATAGCACCTGTAGTTGCATTTTTAGTAATTTGTTTAAAACCACCTTCTGCTCTTACCGGACCATTAAAAGTTGTGTTAGCCATATTAATATCCTCCTAGATATTTTAAATGTAGTCCCTAGGGAATGTCGACTATACGCGTCTACATTTAATTTATTTTAATTTGTATAGTGTAACTTTTGTACAACAGTTTTTAGTAGAGTGCAAGAGAGCCTTAAAAGAAAGTGCGATTTCAGCGATGTAGCTTTGTGA